GGCCAGCCCAAGCCACGGGCTGCCGCGGATGGTGTATGTGGACAACGGCAAGGACTACCGGGGGAAGCTGTTCGAGACGGGGTACCAGACGGAGGTGAGCCTGGGGCGGCTGAACGAGTCCATCGACACGTGCTCAGTGCTGCAGCTGCTGCACATCGAGGTGACCCACGCGCTGCCCTACCAGGGCTGGTCGAAGCCGGTGGAGCGGTTTTTCGGGACCATCGAGAACCTGTACATCCGGGAGGCCCCCGGCTGGTGCGGGGACAGCCCGGAGGAGCGGCCGGAGGACTTCAGCCGCCAGCTGCGGCTGATGACGGAGCGGGGCCAGCTGTGGACAATGGACCAGTTGTTCGAGTACCTGCGGGACACGGTGTTCCCGGCGTACTGGAGCCGGCCCCACGAGGGGTACGGCGGGCGGAGACCGCTGGAGCTGTATGAGAGCCTGCCCCGGGCGCGGGAGGACGAGCCCAGCGCGGAGCTGCTTGGGGTGCTGAAGAACAAGAAGCAGACCCGGAAGATCGGCCAGCAGGGCGTCCGGCTGAACAATGAAATCTACTGGGACGACGCCATGATCGGCCACGCGGGCGAGGAGGTAACGGTGCTGTACGACGAGGAGGACCTGAGCACCATCACGGTGATCCTGAAGGGCCGGACGCTGTGCGAGGCATCGGTCCACGAACGGATGCAGATGGTGGGCGAGGACCCGGAGGTGGTGGCGGCGCACCAGGCAAAGCAGAAGGGATACGTCAAGGGCGTGGCGGAGCGGATCAAGCGGGCCAGCCGGTACCAGTTCGCCTTGGAGGTGGACGAGAAGCGGAGCCGGGGGACCTACACGACGCTGGAATACGAGAAGGCGGCCCGGGGCCGTAAGGCGAAGCGGGCGGAGCTGGCGGAGCCGAAGGACGAGGGCCCGGACCTCATGCGGGAGAAGCTGCGGGCCAGCGGGGATATGGTGCTGCGGCGGCTGCATGAGCGGCAATAATGCGCGTCATCCTTGTCAAAAAAACGGAGGAGGGAGTCAGATGTTGAACGTGGCGAGAGCGGTCCGGCCTCCTGCGCCGGGGGTGCTGGACGCGGAATGGAGACCTGTCGGGATGCCGCTGCGGCTGCGGGATCACCCGCGGAACGTGCGGGCGGAGGCCCAGCAGCGGGCGCGGGCCCGGCGGAAGATCTTCCAAAGGGTATGCTCAGGCTTAATGGGACTGTCCTTTCTGCTGCTGATCGGGTTCACGGGCGGCGTGGAGCAGGGCGGGCACCTGGTGGCGGGGGCCATCGGTATGGGGCTGAGCTTGGCCGGCTTTGCCCTGTTCGGGACGCTGGCCGGGATCGTCCAGTGGTAGGAGGCGAAGCACATGGAAAAGTTGATCCAACTATGCCCGTTCCGGGTAGCAAGCGTGACAGAGCAGTTCCTGACTCAGCCAGGAAGCTACACCCGAACAACGTTTGAGACCTGCCTGAAAGAGAAATGCCCGGCCTACGAGCTGAGCTACGCAGACAATGGTGACCGCGTGGAGCGGTGCAAGCGGTTGAAATAAGGCCCAAGGCCCAGTCCCGTGGAAGCCGGGACCGCCCCCTTCGGGGGGCGCGGCGCTGACAGCCGGAACGAAAGGAGCGCTGAAAAATGGTACGAGGAAATCTGGCGGAGGAGCTGCTGAAGCTGCGGGAGGAGGAAGGGATCTCTTTCCAGGAGGCAGGGGCCCGGTCCGGGATTGCGCGGAGCACGATCAGCCAAGTGGTCAACCAGGGACTGCGGCTGAAGCCGAACCAGGAGGAAAGCCTGTGGCGTGTGATCGAGGAGGTGCGCGGGGTAAAGGAGCGGCTGGATACCGAGCCGGTGCCGCCGGTGCCCACGGGCTATAAGACGGAGATAGAGCTGTACGAGACGGCGGAGTTCCGGGAGGCCATGGGCTGGTGCTCCTACGTGTACAGCAAGCGGAAGATGGGGGTTTTGGTGGGTCATCCCGGCAGCGGGAAGACCACGATCCTGCGGCACTTCGCAGAAGCGCAGCCCGGCGTGC